TATTTCTTTCAATCTTTTAGCTTCCTCTTCCCAGTCCATCTTGTCGGTGCGTTCACTCTTCAGCTTAAGACTATAATAATTGTCTTCTCCTATCTGGTCTATAGTGAATTTACCAAACTCAACTGGATTATCCGTGAAGTTCATATGGCAAGAAGCACACAAACAAAATGCATTCTCCAAATCAGTACGTGTATTCCCATACTTGCGTGAAATAATATGAGCGCATTGCAATGCATGATTGTTACCACAGTTCATGCACTTGCCAAAGTCTCTAGTGATTAACGCATGTAATCTTGTTGCTCTACCTTTAGCTCCCTTACCGTATATGTCAGCCATTATTCATCAGCTTCATGTAAACAATTTTCCTTTCCGCACTGTGTAACTAAAGTACAACCAGTGTGTTCTATCCATTCATCATTAAACCAGCCAACATTACGAGTCAACTCCCAATGTTCAGACCATGATTTTTTATTAGTGATACCATATAATTTTTCCTCTACCCATAAACCTAACTGATCCATATTAATCAGCAGGTATATATCTTGGTGGAGGATTAGGATTCTTTTTGACAGCTACTCCTGATGGTGGGGTATCCCACCCTTCTTCAACTATCTCAGCTTCTATAATCTCAACAGTACTTCTCTCTTCAATAGCAGGAACTTCAGGTTGTTCTATCTTAGGAACAGCACCACCTTCCATTATTTCTAACGGAGTAGAGTCCACACTAAGCTTAGGCACTACAAAATTTCTTGTCTTACCTCCACTTATTTTCTTTCTCTTCTCAAGACCAAGACGAGCGACAGTCATACCTTGTTGTTGCATAGAATAAATTAAATTAATCATCGCTGGGAGTTCCCTTGAAGCGTTCCATCCTTTAGACTCAATTCTCCAAGTACCACCAAAACGAACATCAGGAAGGATAACATTCAATCGTGTCACAGGACTACACTTCATCGAACCCCCCTTATCAACCATCGGAGAACACACACAAGGAACAATGTCAATGTCGGTGCCATCAGGTGTTTGACTTTGTACTTGGGCTTCTATCCCATCGCAACGTCGAAGTAGCCCTCCACCCGACCACTCCTCATACCAAACATCAATGCTGTTAGGTGGTAAGAACACACGCACATCAGAAACCTCTGTGATTACTTCCCATTGGTTCTGAGGTGTAGCTTTCTTATTGTTCCATACCTTTACTGGACCTCCATAGATTAATGAAATGTTTTCTATTGCATCTTTATCAGGTGAAGTGAATCTAAAAGTATCCAATGATTTAGGAAATCCTCTTCCTTCATCTTGCATACCAAGACGTATCCTCCCATGCTCAGGTATACGTGAATAATTTTCAGTTAATGGTTCTACTTTCCTCATAAAATATGACCATCATGCGTAATAGGTTCAGCATCAAAGTCATCACCACTCCACTCAAGTGTAGATAAATCTCCACCTTGATGAACAGCCGCCATATACTTACGTATATAACTCAACGCAGTTCTAGCAGACTTCATGTCTTTTAAAGACACTTTACTTAGAGGAGCTTTGCTACCATCCAACCATCCATAGTCTTCATCCAGTAGAATTTGCTTCTTGATGTAAACATGGGCCATTTTCAATGCTTCACACACAGCATGAACTTCATGGTATTTAAGTGTTACTGGTTTACCTAACTCATCAGCATCTATTAGATGAAGATTGTTTTCATCATCAACATAAGATAATTCTATGTAAGGTTCTTGCCAAAATTCTTTACTCATTTACGCACCTGTCTTGGTAGTTACAATAGTTGCACATCCAAGTTCTTCCTTTCCCAAGAAGACTTCCATCTTCTTCCAATATCCAACTACCATTACTAGGATCTACAATCTCAGCACCCCAAGGTATCTCCGGGTCATACTCACTAAACATTTTAGGAATTTCAGTAGCTTCTTTTAACACAGCTTCATCCCCATCCCATGTAACTAAGCTTTCAGTAATCCAATCAAGTCTATTGATCTCAGCTTCAGCTATAGGAGTGAACTCTTCCTTAGTGAAATGCCATTCAGCACCAAACCTACCAGTGTTATCAAAGCCTTTAGCTTCTGCATAATTAGGACTTAACAACTCCATAGTTAGATAACAAATAATAAGTAAATCTGCATTAGAAGCATGAGCATACATAGCACCCTGTACTAGAGCGCTATGTCGTGGCCCCTCCCCACCTATTGCTTTTTTAAATCCAGTACCATTAATTGTTTTCAACTCAACAACAATAGTCTTATCTCCTGCTTTTAAAGTAAGATCAACGTGACCATAACCATAATCACCTAGTTCTACTTCAGCTTCTTCTATTGCTGTCACACCATCTTCTTTACCAAGCCATCTATCAATAGCTGGTTTAAGCTGGTTATGAACCATAGTTCCTAATCCAAAACGCCAATAGTCTGCGCCTGTTAAAGGGTTACTTATCTCAGTATCAGTTATTCTATAAGCAATCTGTCGTGAACAACTAGCCGCCATCGAACCACGCCAGATCTTTTCATCAGGCATAGACGGAGCAGGAGAACCTTCAGCAAACTCTTCACCAATGTGACTCAGAATTATTCGACGTTCATTACCATGTTCATCTACCGTTACGGGAGGTCGGTTAGACCCCACTATCATTTTATTTATCATTTTTATCCTATTGAATTCGTTAACATTTTCAGTGCTTTATCACTGAATCCTAGTTTACCATCAAGCGCACGCAATAATGACTTCTCTTCTGATCTGTCACCTTTACCTTGTTCATGTTGATTGAAAGATTGAACAGCATTATAAGCTAACCACTTATTACCCATAGCCATATGTCCTATCTCTTCTTTCCATTTATTCATAATGCCTTCACGCTTATCAATGACTGGTCGCCATGCTCTAACATCATAAACAAATGGTTTTGCTGGATTAGGTTTAGGATCAGGAACAAGCATCTTAACAAAATGATTCATCTGTTCATTAGTGAATGGTACTTCAGCTAAAAGATGAGCTTGATTTACATACTCATCAACCCATGCTCTATGACTTTCAAGAATCCTTGCTTGTTCTTCAAGATTAGGAACATGATTCTTTGTATGGCGCACAGTAAACAATGAATTACCTACACCTAACTGATTAGTGCAGAAGAATCTAAGCATCATATTGTGTGCTTTAGTAGCCCAGCTACCATCAAAAGAAGAAATCCACACCAGAGTTGGTTGTATCATGTCAGGTTTTAAGAAATCTGATGTACCAACTTCCCGTGCATCATAAATCCTTTGACTAATAGCAATACGCTTACCATCACCAAGTAACTTAACTGAACTTGCTGAATCCGGGAAATATTCCTCAGCTATATCAGCTAAGTAATTATAATTTCTTTCCTCTGGATACTGACCACCGACAAGTCCTAATGTTTCATTAGTATCTTCTCGTACCACCCATTTGTATTGGTTTCTTTCTGTTCCTGCTTTAAATGTTGTAGGAATATGTGTACCTGAATAATCAGATTCATATCCTGCCGCTCGGTATCTGACATTAAAATCAGCACCAGCTTCTTTCATTAACTCATGTATTGTTGTCATTTTCTTCTTCCCATTTTTTTATTTTCATTTCTTCTAACTGAATTTCAGCTAGGTAATCACCGATTTCTTCGTCGGTTAAGCGCTTCTCTTGCTTCATTTATTCCTTTCTCATTTATTTCTTTCTGCTCTTCAACAGGACGTTCAAGAGGCAGAGGATCTGTATAACCATAATATTTTTTCACAGCACGCCTATCTACTTGTGCAAGTATGCGCTCAATGTCCCCAAGAAATGCCAATGTTCTAGCTTGATCTCTTTTACTATCAAACGGACGTTTGCTAAGTTCAGCGCGCGCAATGTTACATATACTTTTTATTTGTTTTAATTTATCAGTCACTGTTCGCAGGGTTATACGCTTTAATAAGCATATGCTCTACCCCATCAATGATTCTTACATGTGTGCTACACATAAGTCCTTTTTCAGTTGCATAACGATAGCAACGATTCCGAAAGCTCTTTATTGAGCAATCGAAATCTTTACCTTGAACCATCAACCAGTTATTGCCATCAAGTAAAGTATCCCAATCATACTTAGCTCTAATATTAACTTTAAAATTATATGCTTCTTGACTTGACAATTTTTTCATTTAACAGACTTCAGTAAAGGTTTGCAGTCCCACTCAACTATGTCCTGCTCTACTTCTTCCTCTTCCCAAGCTGTCGCAACTTTCCTAGTTACAGTTTCAGTTCCAACCACAGTCTTAGTACACACAGTCTCACGCTCTACCCAAAACTGCATCTTTCCAGCAGGTAAAGATAGATTTAAATGCATATGAGTATCTTTGTAATCTTTCTGTACTTTCCAACCAAAATCCAATGCTGATCTAGCTAAATTTCCAACTGCTTGTTCAGCTAATTCTTTATCATAATCGAAACGCCATTCACTCAACCAAGACGTGAAATTCACATCAAAATCAGGTATATATTCTGCGTTCTCAACAATAAACTCAGCTATTGACTCAAGAGACTTAGCTTTTTCAACTGCTTCTTCTTTATTCATTTAAAATTTCCCTTCTGGGGTATCATAAGTAGGCTTAGATTTACCACTACCACCTGCGGTCTTAGTGATAGCAACCTCAGCCCATTTCATTGTTGGTCCAATTTCAGTAGCAACCATCTCCAACTTAGTTCGAGTCTGACCGTCTTGTTCCCACTGACTTTGCTTTAATTTACCAGAGACAATAACTCTGTCTCCCTTACTCAAAGAGTTCGCAACATTCTCTGCACCATTGTTATTCCAAATAGACACATCAACAAATGTTGTGTTCTCTTTCCATTCACCATCAGAACCTTTAAAAGATTCATTGACAGCTACGCTTGTATTAGCAACTGCTTTGTCACCATCAAAGAAACGCAACTCAGGATCACGAGTTATGTTTCCAACTACTGTAACATTATTCATTATTCTATCCTTTCTTTTATTCTTTGTAATGAATATGAAAGACCTTTAACAGGCCATTCACTTTGAGGAGTAGCTCCTTTTTCAAAGTAATCTTGCAGTCCTTCATCTGTGCCACATGGACTACAGACATAAACTGCTTCATCATTAACACCTCTTGTAGTACGACTTAATGCATTCTCAACTTTATTAGGACGCATTGAAAACCGCTCACAACGAGGGCATAACAACGAGGGATGTCTCATTAAAATATCCTTTCATTTCTCGTATCATTTTTAGCATTTACCCATGCTGATATCATTTTATCACCTGTCTTCCTCACTTCCTCCAAACGAGATAATGCGGCTGTTGCATCAATACCTCCATTGTAGAAGTCAGCAAGTATATGTTTCTGTGCTACATGATTACCATGCAACAATTCAATCAATGCAGAGTAAGTCAATGCTCCAGCACTTATCTCTATCATTTCACCCATAATTACCTTTCTCTTTTATTTGTATTGTGGAAGGGAGTGAAGCCCAAAGGAAACACTAAAGCTCCACTCCCTTCCTATTGATACAAGATTCAACAACAGAATAACTTTCACCAGTGTTGCAAAGCTATCAAGAGCATATGTCTTGCCACTGTTCATCTGTTGCATGTCCTCCATGTATCAATTTGAGAGTGCCGGATCTGGTTTATAATATGTTCGAATAAAGAGACTGACACTCCCAAACCTTTAATTTGTTTCAAACCAACTGCTAGTAATAGGTAATGTAATTTTTCCCGGAGACTTTCTTGTTTCAAATAAACCAACTGCCCACTCATTCTTATCCATAACAAGCCGTGCATAATCAGCAGTATAAGTATTATTCAATTTAAACTTACCTATAGTTTTCAAGTCAGTTTCCCAACGTATAACCTCAAAGATTCTCTTCATAGAAGTACGTTTCTGACCTGACCAATACGCTTTATAAGCCAAGTCTTTAACCATGTCATACACATGAGGATTCAGACGATGATAAGCTATGAAATCTTCAGAGTATCTTTGATACCTATCAGATTTTGGATGACTTAAAGTTGCCATTTATTTCCTTTCTCATCTTCAACTGAATAAACATCAAATTCAGTCGTGAAACCATTCGCAATATTAAACTTGTCATCATCCCAAACAATCATGTCTCTTACATCTCTAAGCGACATAGATGCAGGCACTTCTATTGTTGTTGAATCTTCGATTCTCCAGAAAACACTGACTTCGACTTTCTTTTTAAGCTCCTGTTTCATAAGACTCCACTACACAATCATGTTTAAAGAAAGCATCAGTTTCTTCACCGATCTTCCATGTCATCTGACAATCCCAACAAGTTAATCCACCTTGTGGTGGGCTAGTTAATGGTTCAGGCATTATCTTCCCCCTCATATTCATTATACCATCTATCTATTGCACCAGCTATTACCCTAGCTTGACTACCTCGACCTATTAACTCCGGGTAATCAACATTACTAACTAATCCACATTGAGATGCAATGTAACGATGAAAATCTAAACTCCATACACCTGTCATACTTTCAACAGGTTTACCATTCTTATAAATAGTTGAAGTCGGAGCAGAGAAATCAGATTTAAATTCCTGTTCTAAATCCTTAACATCAATGCCACATTTCTCATACTCTTCAGAGGGTACAATCCCATGACCATCACCATTAAGGAACTCACCTTTTTTAGCTTTCTTTACAAGAGCTAAAGTTTTATTTAATTGTTCTATTTGATTCATTGTTTCATCCTTTCTAAAGATTCATTAAGCTCATCACGAACTATTTCTCTAATAATTTCATACAATCTTTTAGCTCTAACTTGATCTTTATAAGTAGAACTAATTGCAGGCATTTCTTTATACGGCATTTATCTACCTCATTTTTTTTTCTATTTATCTAATGGTTAAAACGGTTTTTATGGATTCACAAAACCCCAATGCTCGAATGCTGTTGATAACATTAGAAAATTGCATATCAAAAAAATATAGAGAGAGAGCAGACTCATCTCTGAGTCCACTCTCTCCCTAATTTCTAGATGCTCGACGCTATTCTCTCGCCAAGATTCTGAGCTTGTCTTGCTTGTTCTTCGAATTCTTGTTGCCGTCTGGTTCGATCTTCCTCGATCCATTTCGCATACTCATCATAAGAACTACATCCTATGCTCATTCGACAGTACTCTCTGAACCATTCATCAGCGTCACCACGCGGTTCAAACACAGTCGTGTAAGCCCACCACGTCGTTGTCCTGTTCTGAAAGGTTCCTCTCCACTGTCCTTGCACCGCAATCCTACGTCCATTCTTAGTGTCCCCAAGGACTAGCGAATGCTGTATCGGATTACTTCTATAGTGGTAAGGTCTAGTCCAATCCAGATGTGTTCCATCCATCATTAGAGTCGTACTCAATCTATCCTCTTGCGGAATATCTTGAGTCCTATCCATGATGCAAGGATTTCCGATTCCTATCTGATTATCCCAAACAAATCCATGTCCATTCTTCGGAGCGAATTCAGTTGGTCTTTTCAAGAAAGAATCCCAAGCCTTGTAAGTCGCACTAAACGTTCTCTTATTAGAGTCAGCTTGTGCTTGGATCGAACGCAAGTCCTGATAGCTCTTAATTCCACGGCAAAGTTCATCTAATTCAGACTGTCGTCCTTTAGTCGAACCTGTCGCTTCATCATATCCATCAGCGGCTGGCATGTCGGTTATGTCAATCATTTCTATATTATCTTCATTCATTATTATCATTTCTCCATTTCGTTTATCATTTGTTTATCTATTTATCTATACGCTCAAACGGTTTTGTCTGAGTCGCCCTTACCTATCGGTTAGGTCTTTTTCTACTTTGTCCCAATACCAAGCGTTATAAGCACTCTCATATTTTTCAAAGTAATTCTCCCAATGTGTCAAACATTCAGGACATTCACATTTCCATTCATGTCCTTTAGGTCTTATATATTCATTGGTATCCATTATGGTCTACATTCACCATTTTCTAGTAACATCTCACGGTGTTCTAGTTGGCTTATCATCCCTAGGGTTTCCATTTCACCTAGGATGTCAATAGGTTGTCCGTGTTCTAGTTGAATCAGGTAATTCCTATCGTGTTTTTCGAGTCTGAAGCTTATCATCTTTCCTCCACTTCTTTCTCGGTGTGTATCGACTGTTCTGAGCTACGTGTCTGTTTCTCATCTATCCATATCTCCAGTCAAGATCTCATTGGGATCAACTATCACTGGTGGCAGTTCATTATCCACTATTGGCTTCGTCGAAAGATTTCTTTCTTCTTGAGCCATCGCTAATCTAACTAACTCCCACAGAGTCAATCCTCTATCCACTGGCACGGCATAAATCCCACCGTGTTCCATATTAGTGCAAAGAAAGTCTCCCTTCGGAGTACTTATCTCCCAACACTTCCATACTTTCTCATCTGTTCTAAATACTTTCATTTTCTTCATTCTTCTATCATTTCCTTTACTATTTTGTATCTGTATTTTTCAATGTCAGAGGCAGTTTGTCTTCTATCTGCCAATGTCTGTCTACATTCCTGAATTCGATACTTTATCCATAAAGTTTCAAAATTCAGTTGGTTGTCTTTCTTAGTCAATGGGTCAGAAAGGTTCTACGGCGGAATCTTCCACGGTCGCAGGTGCCTCTAGAGGAATCGAGTACTTCTCAAACGGAGTCTGAATCCCCGCTTCTGAACAGCGTCGTGTCCAGTACTCTACGTTGGTCGCCCACGCGTCTTCGATGTCACGGTGGAGTCCCACGCCCTTGGTCGCTTGGCGCTTCGTGGTCACAGCAAACGGTTTCCAATCGTACGTTTCCTTCCACTCAGCGTTCCCGATCCAAGCTTCTTTAGATCCCATGGTCAAATAGGATCCCTTAAATTTCCCTCCAGTGATCGGATGGAATTGTCTAGTCTTAGCTGTTCCAAAGCCAGTGTCTTGCGGTGTATCAAAGTCAGACATATTGTCTACTCCTTTTATTAAGTGCAGGCATTGTTGCCTACGGTTCAGAAACACCATAAAAGGCAGGTTCTGTCAAGTAGGCACGGAATTAACAGACTCTAGAAATGTTCTCTTCCATTTCGTAGAGCATGTAATGAGTACGACTTGACAGGTTCTGGGCTTCGCTGGTGAATGAATAGCATCGCTTCTCAAATCAGGGAAGACGCAACCCAAACACTAGCGAGCTTGTCTCGCAGGGTTTTTCGGAGATATCTAGTGAATACACCTAGGTCGTTAGTCGCTGGCTTGCCAGTAGACTTACGACTTCACTAGATTCACCGCATGGTCTGTCGACCTGATTTGACTGCTATTCACTCACCACTTTTATGGTACTTTGTCGCCTAAGTTAAACTTTGCGCCAGCACCATAGCGTTTCGAAAACCCCCCACTATACAGCATACAGACAGCATGACCTGCGCTTTTGTACACGTATAGCCAGATCAGCGGCTCTTTGGGGGGTTTGAGCCAGCTATCAAGAGCTTGGAGGGGGTAAACCTTGTTTTTATAGGGGGGGATGTGCCATTAGCCCTTTGGTTATAGGATGTCAGACCTTTAAAACTGGGCGTGGACACCGGACATGTGGGTTTGTGGGGGTTCCTTGGGGTTGTGTGGTTTAGGATAGTTTCCCCTTGGGTGCCATCCGTCCGTTTTGAGTACGGTTCCACTCTGAGTTCGAGCGATCACACTTGTCTCTGTCCCTGCCTAACTTGCTGGTAGGGAGCGGAAGCCCATCTGACGGGCGAACTGAACCTGATAAGGGTTCGCATACTTCGTTTCATATTTATTACCCTGTAGTATGGACGGGGCGCGTATATATTTGTATCATACTTATGAACATGTTCAAACCTTTTAGGAGATATTAATGTCAGCAATGTCAAATTATTTGGAGAATAAAGTCTTAGACTATGTTCTTCGCGATCAGGCAGATTGGGCGCCTACTGCTGTATATCTTGCTTTGCATACCGCAGATCCTACTGATGCCGGTTCCGGTGCAGAGGCTTCTGGCGGGTCTTATGCACGGCAGGCTATTACTTTTAATGCCGCTCACGCTACAGCAGGTACGATAGACAATTCGTCCGCTGAAGAGTTCACTAATATGCCTGCTTGCACTGTGAGCCATATAGGTATTTGGGATGCGGCTTCTTCGGGTAACCTTTTGTTTTACGGTGCTGTTACTGCATCTAAGGCTGTGGCATCTGGAGACACTATTTCGCTTGCGGCAGGTGCGCTAGTTATAACATTGGCATAGTCCAATGGCTACGAACTATCCGGGGTCGTTAGATACCGCTACACAACAACCTTCACCGTCTAGTACAACTGATTTAGACGCGACAGGGTATGAGCATGACGTAGTTCATACGAATCATTCTGGCGCTCTTATCGCTGTGGAGACAAAGCTAGGGTCTGGTGATTTTACTGCTTCAAATAATGCTGTGCTTGTTGGTACTGGTACGTCTGCTAGTCAATGGACTACTACTCCTACTATCACTGGTTTGGTTACGTGTTCTGGTGGTATCTCGGCTCCGTTGTTGATTAATGCTCAGACTGGTACGACTTATACTTTTGTGCTTACCGACGGGGGTAAGCTTGTTACAGCGAGTAACGGTTCCGCTCAGACGTATACTGTGCCTCCTAATTCTTCGGTTGCGTTCCCTACTGGGACTACGATTACCATTATTGGCATCGGGGCAGGTAAGGTGACGTTGGCTCAAGGGTCTGGTGTGACGATTAACAGTAAAGACTCCGAGAAGGCGATTGATGGGCAACATGCTTCGGTGACGATAATTAAGACAGCTACAGATACTTGGCAACTTATCGGCGCTTTGCAGGCTTGACATGTCTTTTGTACATGCTTTAGTTGGTTCGGTTTCTTCTAGTGGTAGTTCGGGTCCTGACACTTCGGGTGACGGTTGGGTTCTTATAGAAGAAGTTGTGCCTTCGTTGGCTTCAGCTAGTGCTGACTATATTCTTGGCACTACTACTAATGGGCCTTGGACTGATTATCAAGTGTTGCAATTAAGGTGGGGTGGTTCTTCTACTAATACAACTGCTAGTACTCATCCTTATATAATGATTCAAATGGGTCATACTGGTACAAGCATGTCTGGTACTTATGATATAGGCGTACACGATCATTATCAGGCAAGTGAACGTGGTCATGATTATTACGGTCAGTCTAATCCAACAAACGAAGGTTACACAGCGCAATTAATGGATCAATCGTATTCTACTCCTGTTAGGAATAAAGCTCATGGGACGTTTACTATATTCAATCCGAACGACACAGATAATTTTAAAACTTATCAAAGCAGTTATGTGAGTATGTCGGCTGGTTCAGAAGGAAACAAATCGGGGCATGATATGTATGGCGATCAGTGGGGTCAAAGTGACTGGACTAACGCTGTTAAAAATTTAAAAATTTATATGGGTAACTCTAGTGGATCAACATGGGCATCGGGTTCGTACATGTTGTTGTACGGTTTAGCAACAGGAAGTAGTGGGTCATAATGCCATTAGTAGGAGATTCAGCTTTAATACATTATGGCGGTTTTGAAACAACAAGTGATACTCATTTTGGTGCTTTCACTCCTGATTTAGATGATTCTTATAAACACACTCATTTTGTTATGCGCGCCGCTTGGAATGGTAATGTTAGTGCTCCCGGTTCCCCTAACATTTATTTTGAGAATAATGACGCAGGTAGCTGGGATACCTCCGCTTCTTACAACAGAGGTATTGCTTGGGGGTATGGAGGTAATCGTTATGCGTATGGGGACAACCGACAAACGTATGGTCTTCTAGGCCCTATACCTTTTTCTACTGGTGGTACAGCTTCTTTTACAGACGAGGTTGTGGGTTGGACAGAAGGAACTATTTGGAATCACAGCGTATCTGATGCGGCTACAACAATAACTTTTAGAAGCGGCGCTCATAACACTGCTGGTACTACACCAAGCGGAGCGACTACTTATAACTATTTTTATTGGGGTTGGTGTAATTACAGGGTAGCAACTAAAGCCACCTCAATACATATAGGTACTGGTTCTTACAATTTTGTTGAAGGTTCGCGATTAGATTTGTGGGGGGTGAGAAGTTAATGGCTTCTGATGGTTTAACATGGAAAGAATCTTTTGTTGTTACTAATGACACAACATATACTCATAATCTTGCTTTAGGGTCGGCTGGGGTTATTTATTTGTCGTGTGCAGGAAACGACGGCGACACAGGCAATGTTCAATACGAATACGGTTGGATTTACGGAAGGGTTTACAACGCTACCGACGGGTGGGTTACGAGTAGCACCTATGATTTCAACCAGCTTTATGCGGCTAGTTCTTATTTAACTTCTTATACAAGTATGACTACTTATTGGGCGTATATGGCTATAGCAAATAGTCACGTTACTACCGACGATCATCAATGGGGGGTTACAAAAATTGAATACCGTAACATGCCTGATTGTGGTTTCGTTTGGTGGCATGACGAATTTGCTACAGCTAACGACACGAACACCACAGGAACAGGTTTAAGTAACGTATACGGTGATCTGGATACGTACCCTCCTTATTCGTGGATTGGTCGCGGAGGAGGTAGCGAAGAAGGAAGCACAGTCACAGCTACTTATTTAAGTTTGACTTTTACAGGTAACAGTCATAGTTATTACGCTCCGGGTTCTAGAATAGATCATTATGTAATGGATGTTGGGTAAGGAGAACAAATGTTAAGACCAGCGCATGTAATGGAAACGGATCCTAATGATCCTACTAAAACTATTACAAGAGAATTGACTGAAGAAGAATACGCAATGCACGAAGCGGCTGAAGAACAGATGGATTTGGATCTTGGTTTTGAACGCCATCAACGTAACATGATGTTAGCTGATTCTGATTGGACTCAGTACGCTGAAGACAATCCGTTGTCTGACGAGAAGAAAGCTGAATGGGCTACGTACCGTCAAACTTTAAGAGATCGTTTCACAGACAAAACACGAATGTCGGAACTCGATCCTTGGCCTACGCCTCCTAGCTGATGGCATACGATTATAGACAAAGCGGAATTGACTATCGGGTATCCGATGTTACATATCAGGGCGTATTAACTCGCCATGAAATAGCCGCGTCTATATCAAGTGCCGGTTCAGTAAGTTGCGCTATTGTTGAAGAAGCGTTAGTTCAGTCTTCTTTGTCGTGTTCAACGACAATCTCTGCTTCTATCTCCCACACAGCGCCAGTAGCTTCTGCGCTTTCTTCAGCGGCTTCTGTTTCTTGTTCTGTTGTTGAAGTTGCATCCATAGCTTCGAGTATATCATCTACTGCGTCTACTGCTACGGCTATTATAGAAAGAGCGTTCGTAGCGGCGACACCTTCAAGCGCGGCGAGTTTAACGTGTGCGCTTAAAGCTAACTTTAGTATTACGGCTACGCCTTCCGCTTCTGCTTCTATAGCCCCAGCTATCGTAATGGAAGCGGCTGTAGCTTCAAGTGTGTCTTCCGCGGCTTCGATTTCAGCGGCGATAGTGATGGAAGCTTCAGTTGCGGCTACCCCATCGAGTAGCGCGTCTGTTGCAGGTGCGATAGTTATGGAAGCTCCGATAGCTTCTTCTATCACATCGACTGCTTCTACTGCTACTGCAATAATTGAAAGAGCGTTTGTTGCTAGCACGCCTAGTGCGGCGGCATCACTGTCCGCTGGTATCGTAATGGAAGCTTCGGTAGCAAGTAGTGTTTCAGCTACCGGCTCTACTGTCGTTGCGATAATCGAAAGAGCGTTTGTTGCTGTTTCTGCTTCCAGCGCGGCTTCCATCGCGGCGGCTATTAACAGAGAAGCGCCTATAGCGGCAGGTATTTCTGCGGCGGCTACATGGGCATCAGCTATTGTTAAAGAACGTCCGATAGGTAGTGCGTTATCTTCAGCAGGTACTACAAGTACAACTATTCTTGTGAAGTACAAAAAACCAGCCGTATCTATTTCCACTTCTACTTACCATGATGTTACGATTGCAGTAACGCAATATCACGACGTCACATTAGAAGTAAGTACTACTTAGGAGTTTTAATGCCAACATACGATAAAGGAGATTCTGTAAGAGTAACTGCTACTTTCACTAGCGACGGCACAAACACTGATCCTACGGATACTGTTAATGATGTTACTGTCACATGGCGTAAACCGTCAGGTGGAACAGATGCAACACCAGCGGCAACTAAAAGCGCAACAGGTATTTATTATGTTGATTTAACTTTAGCTGAAGTTGGTACACATGCTGTTAGGATCACGGGGGATGAAGGAGTTATAGCCGCAGGTATAGTAGAGTTGGAAGTACAACCATCAGTATTTGATTAAATGGCTAACGCATCAAAAGACAAAGGTATCCTTAACAGGAAAGTATTCTTAGAATCATTAGAGAATAACGGAAAAGTCGCTGATGCTCTTATAGCTACTGGTGTTACACGTTCAGCTTACGAAAAGTGGAGGCAACGATTCCCTGACTTCGCCGCAAAAGCTGATGCTATACGACTTAACTTTCATACTGAAAAACCTGATACAGAAATACCAGCATTTGAGCATTTCAGATCAGAATACTTTGGGCATATGTCTCCGTGGTTTCATCTACGCGCTATAGACGCATACGAAAATACACCCCCCGGAAACTTAACTCTTATCTTGTGGCCACCTGAACATGGTAAAACAACACTCGCTGAGGATTACTTCTGTTACAAACTTGCAACTAACCCTGAGTTTCGTATCACAGTAGGTTCAGAGGGACAGGATATGGCTAGGAAAATTCTTGGTCGTATCCGTACGCGTATGGAACCAACTGGTCCATTTCCGTTATATGTAGCGAAATACGGTCCTTTTGTTCCACAGAATGCATCTGGTAGAAAAACTGCACAAGCATGGGGCGCAGATTATTTCAACGTCTTTAAAAAGTCTGCACACGATGAACGTGACTATTCAATGGTTTCTTTAGGGTGGAGATCGAAGATCGCTGGTACACGTACTGACCATCTACACATTGATGATATCCAGTCGCGTGTGTCGCTAAATCTGACAGAACAGATGTTCGAGATTTTCCGACAGGACTGGTTAACCCGTCCGGGAGAGAATGGGCGGACAAGCATTAATGGTACTCGTGTTGGCGAGGATGATTTCTATGAACGTGTAATGACTGAGATAGATGAAGATATTCTTAGAGTGATTCGTTTTCCTGCGATAGTACAAAATGGTGATGATGAACCTGAACCTTTATGGCCTGAGATGTTTTCGATGGAAGCTCTTGACAGAATTCGTCGTAAGGTTGGTGAAGAAGCATGGTCACGTAACTACATGCAGGAACCTACGAGTTCTTTAGCGGCTACATTTAATGACGAATCTATTAAGAAATGTTTGAATCCGTTGCGTTCTACGTTGCATGATCCTCCTAAAGATTGCACTGTTTACATCGGTGTTGACCCTGCGTTAGGTGGAATGAATTGTGTTATGGCGGCTACACCACATGAAGGCAAGTTAAAGATACTTTTCTTACGTGAGGATCAGGGATTAACTAGAAACGAGCAGATACTTCAAGTAGTGGAGGAAGCGATTTTACGCTGTCAAAAGAACGGTGCGTCTGTATCTGATGTGGTTATTGAAGCGATGGTGTTTCAAAAAGGGTTATCTCGTGATGAACGTCTTATAGAAATGACTGAACGATATGGGTTCAGAGTTAGGGAGCATTTGACAGGTGTAAACAAATATGATGAAACTATTGGCATACCATCTATGGCTTTGTCGTTTATGCGCGGAGAAATAGATATAGCTTACGCTGATGATCCTGTTACTAGGCATCAAGCTGATGAGCTTATAAGACAGCTTAAATCATGGCGACCATTAGTAAGAGGTACTAAATTAAGACAAGATAGGGTAATGGCCTTGTGGTTTATATGGATTCTTTGGAGACAAAGAAAGCAAGCTTTTGATGTAGACTCTTCACAATTCAACTTTAAAGGGCTACCTTATAATAAGACACGTTCTAAAATCGGAGCTTATTAGTGGCGTATACTTTTGAAGAAATAGTCGGAATAGTCCGACAGAGACAGGATATACAATCACCTCTTTTAAATAAGATGATTGAAGTTAAAGAAAGGTATAACGGTGAATATGTTATACCTCTTCCTTCTATGGACGAAGAACCTGTTCTTCCTCCATTAACTCCATCTTTAATATCTGAGAACATTGATGCTGTAGCTCAAAGAGCCGC